TGCGTATACCACATGATGCGAGACAAGGATACTTTGTCGGCTTTGACGGACGGAAGGTTGTGGTTCCAAGCGAGCATTACGTCCTCGCAGGGTACCTACAAAATGGGGAAAGTATTCTGATGAAGACAGCCAACCTTCTGTGGCGGAGGTGGGCAGACGAGGATGGACTACACTACAAGCAGGTTAACTTTGTCCACGATGAATGGCAGACAGAGTTCTACAACAAGGACGAGGGCGATCGTCTTGGTGTCCTACAATGTGACGCCATTAAGAAAGCTGGCATAGACCTAGGCGTAAGGTGCGCCTTGGCAGGAGAGTATCGGATAGGAAGGAACTGGCGTGAAACACATTAACGTAAATAGAATGGCCCCTCGTTATATTGTAGAGCTTGATAGGGATCAACTCAGAGAGATCGTGTACTTATATTTAACTGACAATGATACTAGACTAGGAGGAAACATTGTCAACAGCTATTGCACATCTGGCGGTGGATTTTATATCCTATTAGAAGAGGAGACTCACTAATGTCACACTATTCAGCACACGCTTACGATCCAGAGACCGACACCATCAGGATGGCCGCGTGGATGGATGACTACTTTGGTCATTACCAATACGGGGTACAGTTCTATCCTGAAGGTCCTGTGTTTCGTCCCCATGAGGTGTCCATACCACACGAAGAGGAGCAGATTTGGGTACGAAAGGAGAGATCAGATGTTGAGTAAGAAGTACTACAAACGGTTTGCTCAGATGCTACTGAGGGCAAGGGGTGCCGCCTACCATGAAGAATCCTTGTTTGCTATCGCCGAGGTAGAGAAGGAGATGATGAACTTTCTTGCCTACGACAATCCTAACTTCTCACGAGAGAAATTCCTAGAGGCATCAGGAGGTGACGATGAATAAAGTTCAAAGAGAGGCCAGACTAAGGGAGTTTGTGGAGTGGATCGCCCGCCGAAGACCTACATTTGGGGCGGATATTGACCACGATACCTGTGGTCTTGATGTTGATGGCGCATTCCTTGCAAATTTTGTTTTAGATGAGGTAGATGGTGTCCGATAGTATCAAGAGCGACGGGTGGGAGACATCCTACTATGACATACCTGATAAGGTGAAGGACGTGGATGATTTGATTGTCCATTTCGGTCTCAACTGGCACATAGCTAACATCCTCAAGGCTTGCCTTAGGTATGGTAAGAAAGAGGGGGTGACCAAGGGCTACGACCTCAATAAGATAGACTTTATGCTACATCGTGAAAGAAAAAACTTGACAAACGAGTGAAGATGTGTTATAATGCGTTTACAATAATGGAAATAGGAGATAACCATGTCTACTAAGGTAGTGTTTCTACAGGGTCCAGTGAAGTGGGCCAAAGTGTTTGAAGGCAACCGCAACAAGGGGACAGAGAAGTATCCTGTCGCAGCCGGTGGCCAGTATGAGATTTCCCTCGGTCTTAATGCAAAGGACTTGAAGGAAGTCAAGTCATACAACCGCCTGTACGGTGGTAAAGTATACGACAAGCTCGACAAGAACTACTTGCCGGGTGACTCCAAGCTGACTTACATCACATTCAAACGTAAGCACGAGCACCTCAAGAACAACGGCGATGTTATCCACGAGTGGAGTGGTGCACCCGACGTCAGGGCTGACGATAACACCCCTTGGGGTAAGGACCTGATCGGTAACGGTTCGGTCTGTACAGTGAAGCTGGACGTGACTACAAAGGGAGGCAAAACCTTCGTTCGTCTTGAGGGCCTACGTGTAGACGAGCACGTTGAGTATGAGGGTGCTGAAGGTGACAACGAGCCTGCCACCGAAGAGAACCGCACCGATGGCCTTGCCTTTTAAGATTGGAATGGATAGCCCTCATATGGATAGCAATGGTGATCCTGTTGTTCCGATGATCGACACCTTAGTAAAAGATATCTACAAGACCTTGGAAGAAGGGGTAGAGAATGCGGACTTTAACATCTACGGAGAAAGGCAAGAAGAAATTCTTAAACAACGGCTGTCACCTAGAGGTGCTGACGGACCCATGTTCCGACTTAGTAGTATTGGTAAGCCGTGCCTCCGTGAACTATGGTACGGGATACATGCTTCACATCACCGTGAGCCTCTCCGCCCCTTCACTAGACTTAAGTTCCTATACGGAGACCTCATTGAAGAGCTACTACTCGAACTGGTTAGAAAGTCTGGGCACTTGGTTGAAGGAGAGCAGGACAAAATTCTGGTCAATGAAGTTGGAGGACATCGAGACTGCGTTATTGACGGAATGCTTGTCGATGCTAAATCAGCCTCACCTTACTCCTTTAAGAAATTCCAAGGTGGTTTGCAACGTGAGGATGATGCATTCGGATACCTTGTCCAACTCGGTAGTTACCTTCTCGGCTCTAGAGATGACCCGTTAGTAACGTACAAGAACGAGGCTGCGTTCCTAGTCATGGATAAGGTGAGTGGTCACCTATGTCTAGACCGACATACATTTACGGAGGAAGACTTTGAAAATCTTAGTGAACAAATTCATGCACGTAAGAAGCGTCTCACCGACAAGGAGACAACGCCGCCGGTTGGCTTTGAAGCAATACCGGAAGGGAAAAGTGGCAACCTTAAGCTCGGAGTTAACTGCTCGTATTGCGACTTCAAAGCACACTGTTGGCCAAAGCTACGGACCTTTATGTATTCAGGGAACCGGCCTGTCTTTTTGACTCACGTAGAAAGGGAGCCCAATGTTCCAGAAATACGGGGGTGACCCAGTTCGAAATCTAATGGTAGATAAGGTAGTGTCTACGGCAGAAGCATATGATCTTGCAATGAGAAATTTGAAAAGATACGACAAGAAGAAACGAGAGGAGACGTACAGTGAAGAAAGCGGACACAAACAGTAGGTTACATGAGGCTCTACTAAACTTTGACTTCAGTGGTGGCGCGGATTACACGTACCAGTGGCAGTATGACTTACGTAAAGAAGATGACATTCAGTTGTTAGACGGTGACAGTGCTGACGCTGCATCTGTAGTGAAGGATCGTGACTTGAGTTATGAGATAGACGCCAAGCATAAGTCTACTGTAGAGGATGGAGATCGTATCGTTGATTGGGTTTCGGTAACATGGAGGTTCTGGAAAGATGGATGACGACCTACAGTATTTTGTAGATGACCACCCTTTGTCTAGGCGTGAGGCCACTGTGGTATATGAGTTTGCTAAGGCATTGAGTAGCTATCAAGGCCCCACCCCTACAGATGAGATCATGGATATCATAGTGCAGTACTATGACTAGAGTTCTAGTGTGTGGTGGTAGGGACTTTGATTATGAAACTATTGTCTGGGAGCTTTTAACCTTTTGGCACGAGGGGCCTAGGGGTCGTATCACAACTATCATATGCGGTGGTGCAAAAGGAGCAGACACACACGCTGAGTCTTGGGGGGCTCTTTATCCCGAAGTGCCTGTAGAGGTGTACCCCGCTGAGTGGAGCAAGCACGGACGTAGTGCGGGGCCTATCCGTAACAGACAAATGCTAGAGGAAGGTAAGCCTGATCTTGTGATTGCTTTTCCCGGTGATCGTGGTACAGCAGGGATGATTAAACTAGCAAAGGCTGCTGATGTTGAAGTGATAGACTATGGGTAAGAGAAAGAAGCATGACCTCTGGTATCGGGGTAGCGAGTACCGCTCCAAGCTAGAGGTTAGCGTTGTCAAACTCTTGTATGCGGCTCGGCGTACGTTGAAGAAGGCGTTCGCATTTAAGTATGAGAGTGAGGGTATCCCTTACACATTGCCGGAGCGCATCTACGTTCCAGACTTTATCATCACGCGCAGCGATGGTAGTATAGTCTATGTGGAGGTGAAGGGATACCTTGACAACGATGCGACGAGGAAGATGAGGGCCGTTAAAGCCTGTAACCCAGACAAGGTCTTCGTCTTCCTCTTCGCTAAAGACAACCCTATACGTAAGGGAGCGAAGATGAAGTACTCAGATTGGGCCGAGAAGAATGGGTTCGACTGGGCAATTAGTGAGGTACCCGAGAGATGGTTAAAGCCGGATGGCTGAAGGTCTCTTAGTTTACTTCGTAGTCAAGGGTCCTGTCCCTTTACACTTGCCCGACGGTAAGGTACTCTGGCAGGTAGAAGCTAAGGTTAGTGGCGGTGGAGGAGGGACAGTAGAGCCAATGGTTTTCACATTTGGTACAGAGGAACAGGCTATAGCATTTAAACGAAAGGTTAACTACACGATGGAACCAACCATCATAGGAGAGGAAGATGAGTAAGACACACCTAATTATACCTGACCCCCACGCTCACCCTGACCACCACAACAATAGGGCCGACTGGGTGGGGCAACTCATCAAGGACGTGAAGCCTGACGTGGTTATCAACATCGGTGACGCAGCCGACATGCCCTCCCTAAGCAGTTACGACAAGGGGACAAGGGCTTTCCAAGGGCGTAACTACCGTGGTGATATCGACGCTCACCTTGACTTCCAAGATAGGATGTGGGCACCAACCAAACGGGCCAAGAAGAAGAGGCCCTACCGTGTAGTTCTTGAGGGTAACCACGAGCATCGTATCATACGTGCTCTTGACCTAAGCCCTGAGCTAGATGGGGCCATATCCTTCAACGACCTACAGTTCGAGAGGTATTACGATGAGGTGGTCAGATATACCGGGCGCACTCCGGGGGTACACGTGGTTGATGGTGTACACTATGCACATTTCTTTGTCTCTGGTGTTATGGGGCGTGCTATTAGCGGTGAGCATCCTGCTTATTCCCTTCTCACTAAAGAGTTTGTCTCGTGTACACAAGGGCATGTCCACACGGCTGATTACGCTATCCGTACTACTGTCGGAGGCCGCAAGATTAATGGACTTGTGTGTGGAGTCTATCAAGACTACTGGTCAGACTGGGCAGGAGAAGTAAACAAGCTCTGGTGGCGAGGAGTAGTAGTGAAGCGCAACGTAGAGGACGGTTACTATGATCCTCAGTTCATATCAATGGAGGCACTCAAGAAAGAGTATGGTTAACGGGGCAGGATTTATTACCTTTAAGGAAGTGAACGAGTCTGATGGACAGGTGTTGAGGGAGTGTTTCGAAGCCAGTAACTACTTCCTCACTAAGCTCTTTATCAATAAAGAAACTGAGCGAGTGGAAATCCAGTATAAGAGGAAAGGGTAAGAGTAACTATGTCTGAGTTTGAAGATAAGTTTGAGCTTTTGGCGGAAGATTATGGTTTAGGCCTGATCCTCGAACAGAACGATATCACCGAGATGGAGGTGTTGCTCTTGCTTTACTTCATGGGTAGGCTAGACTTAGCCGACTACTTTTACACCGTACTAGATGTAAGCGATGAAGACTAAAGACCATAAGTATCGTAACCCCGAAGCTAGGCGGTTACATGAAGACCGAGCCTTCAACCTCAAGGTTCGTAGTGACAAACGGACACCCCCAACTGACAAGGTGTCTATATCTGAAGCAACAATCTTAATGGAAGAGGAGATCGAAGATGACTAGACTTAAGCAGATACTAGGAGCAGGGGCAGTGATGCTTGGCTTGGCTATAGCTACTCCCTCTGCTGCTTGGGAAGTAGAAAGCATGAATAAGCAGGTTGATGAAACTAATTTTATCGTCAGCACAGGATGCTCTGGCACCCTCATTAGTAAAGAGTACCGCCTTATTCTGACTGCGTACCATTGCATCAATCAGTTTGTGAAACGAGAGACAAAAGATGTGATTGGCGAGGATGGGGCTATTGAGAGGACTCAGTTTGAGAAGCTGGTTAATGTGCGGATCAGTCAGGTAGATTACCACGACTTCGACAAGGTGGGTGCTGTCAGCTACCAGACCCGTATCGTAGCAAAAGAGAAGAGGTCTGACATCGCTATCCTACAGCTTATCGGCACGAAGCTTAGGTCGTCTGTCGCTGCCCCTATCCGTGCCTCAGACCTTCCTATCCTTAGAGGCGAGCCTGTAATTGCTGTTGGTAACCCCCGTGGCTTGGATGCTACGGTCACAGGAGGTATCGTCACTTCCACTACTCGGAAGATTGATTGGATTGGTGGTATGACACCTATGATCCAGACCGATGCTATGGCAGCACCGGGTTCTAGTGGTGGTGCTCTGTATGACAACGACGGTTACCTTATTGGTATCGTTGTTGGGGGCAGGCAAGGAGAGTTTGCCCTTGCTATCCCAGTCAACTTACTGTACTCTGTGTTGGACGAGGCTTGCTTTGGTTCTGTCTATGACAAAAATATAAACGATGAACTCTGCCGTAACCCCGTGGAAGAGGAAGATATCATAGATGATTGACCTAGAAGGTAGATTGAAAGAGGCAAAGGAAGCAATCTTACGGCAGCCAGAGCCTATGAGGTCGCTTCTTTCTGCCTATTACAAAGAAGTAGTTGCTCACTATAAAGAGGTCTTTCCAAATGAATCAGAACAAAGAAATCTCCGAGTTCATCTATAAGGAGAAGTACCTACAGGCCGGAGAAACCTTTGAGGAAGGGATGACACGCATAGCAGGGGCGTTGGACGATGACGAAGAACACTTCAGGACGTTCCGCGACATTCTCCTCGATCAAAGGTTTCTTCCGGCAGGCCGTATCCAAGTGGCGGTGGGAGCTACCCGTTCTACTACCCCTTACAATTGCTTTGTATCTGGTACAATCCCAGATTCAATGGAGGGTATTTGTAACCGCTTTACTGAGAGTTTACAGACGATGCGACTCGGTGGTGGGATTGGTTATGATTTTAGTACCCTCCGTCCTGCTGGCGAACACATCGCTTCTGTGGATAGCAGTTCTTGTGGTCCCGTGGGAGACGAACATAGGTCTAAAGGTTTTATGGATATGTTCGATGCTGGTGGTGCAGTTATCTCTAGTGCTGGCCACCGTAGGGGCGCTCAAATGGCTGTTCTTCGGGTGGACCACCCAGACATTCGACACTTCATCCATTGCAAACGAACACCCGGACGACTGACAGCCTTCAATATTTCAGTAGGAGTGACAGATGCCTTTATGGATGCGGTGGCCGAAGACGGTGAGTTTGAGTTGGTTTTCAGGGGGCGTGTGTACGAAACCATTAGGGCACGCAATCTCTGGGACGAAATCATGCGCTCTACTTGGGATTACGCTGAACCGGGGGTGTTGTTTCTGGACACTATTAATAGGAAGAACAACCTCTGGTACTGTGAAGATATTGTGGCTACCAATCCGTGCGCGGAACAGCCACTACCCCCTTTCGGAGCGTGTCTACTGGGTTCCTTCAACCTAACTAGGTACCTACGCCCATTCCAAGGGTGGATAGACGGTAATTATGAGTTTGACTGGGAGAAGTTCAAGCATGATATACCACCCGTGGTACGAGCTATGGATAACGTCATTGATCGAGCTATCTACCCCCTCCCAGAGCAGGAAAGAGAAGCAAAAAGTAAGAGACGCATGGGCCTTGGGATTACTGGCTTGGCTAACACCGCCGAAATCTTAGACCATCACTACGGTCGATCGGAGATGCTTATCTTCATGGGGCAGGTACTTAGGGTACTACGTGACACAGCCTACATGACTAGTGTTAGCCTTGCCGCAGAGAAGGGGCCGTTTGAAAAATATCAAGACTACTACGTAGGGGTACATGATTCGTTCATCAATACCCTACCCCAAGACATAGTGGAGGCGATAGATAAACATGGAATCCGCAATAGTCATCTTCTCAGCATTGCTCCTACTGGTACTATTAGCTTGGCTGCTGGTAATATCTCTTCGGGCATCGAACCTCCTTATACAACTGGTGTTTATTCCCGTAATGTTTATCAAAGTGATGGTAGTGTACGTAGCTTTGAACTTGTTGATTTTGCTGAATCAGAGTACGGGGTAGTAGGGGTAACAAGTGACGAGTGTAGCGTGGAGGACCACGTAAAGGTGCTTAACCTAGCCTCCAAGTACGTAGACAGTAGTGTATCCAAGACGTGTAATGTGGGTCCACACGTGACCTTCAATGAGTTCAAGGATGTGTACCTTAAAGCGTATGAGGGTGGGGCCAGTGGTCTCACTACCTTCCGACCCGCTGAGTATGGTGGCAAGCGGGAAGGGATATTAACGAAAAAGGCCACCCCAACCGAAGATGGAGCAGCCTGCTTTATCATGGAAGATGGAACTAGGAGTTGTGACTAATGGAAAACTTTCTAAGTGGAATGGAGTACTTCTTCAGCTTAGGTTTCCTCGTTGACTTGGGGAATTTCTACGCTGCGAAGTGCGCGGACATTGGAGGCGATTGGGTCTCCACTGCTACCGGCTCTTGGGAGTGTGTGAACACTAACCTTGATGCCAAGTTGGCGGGCTACATCGACAGTCTCCGCTAACTACGACACTCACTTACAACACAGAAGGGGCCTCTTCGGGGGCCTCTTTTATTTTGCCCCTATTAGGTAAAGGATACCTGTCTGGTATTCAGCAGCGCCACTTGACTTTATCCTAATCCCATTATGTCTTTCTGTGTTGTTCCGATACCCTGCCCAGTTATTTGGCGAAGTGTTTGCAGTGTAAGCACTAGGAGAAATTATATTGGTTGTCGGCACAGGAGTACGAAAGTTTTCTATGTAGGATATAAAGTCGTTTGTGTTAGAGGCGTTAGCTGTAGACATAAAAGCCCCAGAGTTCCCGTGGGCTTCGATAGTGTCTTTCATTCTTCCAAACGCATAATCTGAAGCCCCTATATCCCACGTTGACCCATTATCATCACTAAGATTTAGCTCAAGTGAATCAAGACCCCCAGAACTGGTGAGAGTGTCGCCTAAAAGGACTAAAGAGTTCCATTTATTTAGGCCAGTAAACGCGTGGGAGGTCGCTTGGTTTGGTGAGCCAAAATTGAAAGTATCTATTAGCTCGTGGTTACGAATATGGTGGAGTGCCCAGATACCGCCCGCATTCATCGAAGCTCCTCCTGAAGAGAAAACTTCAATAGTGCTCCTTGCAGATACGCCTCGTTCCCATCCCATTGCTATGGCGGGGACTGTATCCCCAATACTAATCGGTCTTACTATGTAGGGTGTGGGAGCGACAAGCCCCATACCAAAGATCATAACATGTCCAGCTAACCCAGTGGCACTTACGAGATTACCAATATCAAGATCAGAGCTATTGGTAACGCCGTCAGTACCCCTTACAAAAAATTGTTTTCTGTAAGTAGCGGTCGTAATACCATCAATAGTCAATCGAATAGAGTTTGAGGCACTCATACCCACACCTTGGAATATAATATCCGTCATCCAAGTACCGGAAGGAGGTGTAATTGTTACACTGGTCTGCGGGGAGGCAGAAAGATCAAAGGTTTCTACTGTAACTGACATGTGATCTAATCCAATAAGGTTAAGTAAATTGCACCAGAGACAAAGACTTCTGTCCCAAGAACTCGAAGTCGTGCCCTATCATGTAAATCAGTATTAGTCATAACCAAATCATGGAACTCTCCGTCAGAATACCACGTGTGGGAAATAGCAACTGTAGGTACAGCTTGCCCCGCACCTGTAATAACAACAACACCCTTTAAGGAAGTTCCGTCATAATCTCCGGCAGGCATATTAGCAGCAGTAGTAGGATTAGTAGCGCTTAACTTCCGCAGTTCTTTGAATTGGTAGGCACCCGCACCCTGCTCCCACACACCGTCTGATGCCCTACGAAACTCAAGGACAATAGCGCCTGTAGCATTAAGAATAATTCCGTCTATAACAAGGATGTGTTTATTCTTGTTGGTGTGGCGTAGATCAAACTCTACCACCTGACAAGAGGTAGGGTTCTGTACGTCACTTAAGATACCTGCCTTACCACTTAAACGGCGGAGGCCGGTAGACTTTGCTACGAGATTTCTCATCTATTACTTCACAATCTTCATACGGACTTCGATATCAAGATCACTAGACGACCCACCTGCTGTAGCCGGTGCCATGAAGGGCCACAGGTCACGGATAGCATCCCCACCCGCAACAGCGATACCAATGGCGTCCCCACTGGGGTTGAGCAGACCTGTCACACCGAGACTAGAGGTCACACCACCAGTCATTGTGATGGTAGCCGTACCAAAAGTGCCAGTTACTTGGATTACCATGTCACTTACATTATGGTTAACGTAGATGGGCGCACAGGTGTCCGCGTCGAGCACCGCTTCCCAACTAAACTTCAACCAATTGCCGTCTCTTGTGGCGGTTACTGGGATTATAGCCATAGTCTACTCTCCTCTTCCTAAAGCGAGATTGATACCCGCCATTATCACTGTTTCTGGATAAGGTTGCTGTCCATTCTCATGCCGAATGATTGCCGAAACAAGCGGACCTAGTACTGTTGGGCTAGTTGTATCAATCTTGTCATCAGCCCCCACTCCCATAAAATCTGCCACCGTCTTGATGTAAGACTCAGTGTCATTCTCCTCTGGGGGTGCCCAACGGCTGATAATTCCTCTTACTGTAGAGAGACCATGCTTAGTCCTATAGGTCTGCATCAACCTACCGATAGCACGGACGCCAAATTCAGGAGACTTGAAGACAACAAATCTAGTCTCATCCTGTTGACGTGGTGTCAGTTCCTCATCCGTAGCCATTCCTTGCCACGGGTCTCCTATCTCGATATTACCGGGATTGTTATTACGGATACCACGAGGAAAGTCATCAGTAGCTTGGAAAGGAACTTCAGAGTCTAGGTCATTCTCTCCTGCACCAAGCGAACGTGTCTTTTTTGTCAAAGGTGTCTCTCCTGCTACCTCCTTTGATCTTTTATCGAGTGAAACAGTCAACCAATTCGGCAGAAACTCATCATTCTTGCCAGCCAAAGCCTTACCCAACCATGCGGGTATTTCCTGTGCCATGTTAGAGCACCCCCCGATGAACGTCCCCATCAGCATCAATAAACTCCCAAGTATCGCCCTTGGAAAGATTTTCCACATCTTCTGGCCTCGTTATACGGATAACTGTAGTAGTCTCTGTCGCGGTTTGACTACCAAATCCAAAACTCTGCTCTATCTTGGGCGTGATGTGAGTAGCTAGATCAGGTAGGCGGTTGACAGTGCTCAGTACCTTGTTGGCGTAAGCTACATCACTACGAATATCGTTGATACCCCTCGCCTCAGAGAAGGGAAGGAAGATTGGGTTGTTCGGTTCAAGAATAGCAAGCTGTTTAGCCCCTTCAAAGGTATTAGGCAGACCACGACGTTTCAAGGTGTCGCGGAGGAACCTTTCGTTGGTAGTCTTAGGTTCTCCTAAGTCAATAAACACCTCTGTGCCGTTGAACTGAAGGCTGATGCTTGGGAATGTCTCGGCGAAACCGTTTCTAATCCTTGTCTCTGCCAAATCCCTACGTTGGTTAAAGATAACCGACAGATTCTCTGCTACCACGTTCTGTAGATTGGCAGCAACAGTGTCCCCTACCCCCGTGATAGCCTCGTAGGTAGAGAAGAACTTTCTGTCGTAGACCTTATCAAAGGTATCTTCAGCGACAGGCCGTGTACTGGTGTTCATTCCAGCCGCAGCCGTGGTGAAGCCGTCAACAGCTATTGCTCTTGTACGATCATTCTCCCCGTGACTGGCGGTATACGAGCTAAAGGTAGCAACACCGATAGTAACTTCTTCAACTCGCTCAAAGTCGTTCATGCCACGAGCAGTTGTTAATACATCTGGGGCTATGACAGATACAGGAGCCGGAGGACTATCCTCGGTAACGGGGGTAGAGGTACCAGCGAATAGAGGAAGGTCTGTCGTGAATTCCCTCAGACGTGTTGGGTTCATAAATGTAACGAGGTCTTCTAAATTAGCGCTTTCTCTATCAAGAAGAACACCAAGGGCATACTCTTGGAACCCTCGGTTCTCGCCACCGAACCCTACAACACTGTTGATTACTCTTATGGTAGTGGACCCACTCTGTGCTTTGAGAACTTCAAAGGCTTTAACAGCGTCATCACCTAAATTCTCAACCATTTCAATAGCACTAGTATAAGGCTGTAAGGCATCCTCTACGTTGAAGTCTGGGTGATTAGCATACCCTCCCCTACGTGCAGCCGCCATAACCTCGTTCCTGAATAGGTTTTCTCGCCCACGTAGAGCAGCCAAGACAGTCTGTCCATCACTAACCCTTGTTTCATTCTGAACAGCAGCGGCGGAGAAAGCAACAACATCTTGAAGAGCCATATTTCCATAGAAAAGTGTCTGATCGTCGATTACCTGGGCGAGACGCGTCTCATTGATCTGCCCCCTTGCTTGCTCTACTTCGGCTTGTCGTTTCAAAGCATCAAGTTTAGCC